TCCATCACCTTGTTCAATATATCTTTTAGATTGTTCTGCTCTTAATTCCATAAGAGCTTCTGCGCCAATTAATGTATCACCAGTTCCAAAAAAAGTATTACCGAATTCTTGATCAAATTGCAGCTTCGAAGTATTATTAATTGTTTGTTGTTTCCAAGCTTCATCGCGACCTGGAACATCGTACCAATCTACTCTAAAATGTGTGAATTCGTTTACTTCTTGAACTGCACCTTCCCATATTTTATAAAACATATTACCAATACCATTTGCGGTAGACGTAATAATAACTTTAGTATCTTTACCAGCAGATACAACAGGATATGTTGAAGTGTAAAATTCTGAAGCTTTTTCTACAAATGCAAATTCGTCTAAATAAAGCAGGTTGATACTAAGACCACGGATAGAAGAACCAGTGGTTGCTGCAGTAATAATTCGAGAATTATTGCCAAACTCAAGTGAACCTTTGTTAAGAGCTTTAGTTCCGGGTTGTAAAAAGAACGGTAAGTTCTCAAGCATAAGCGTGATCCTGGAGAGCATTTCTCTCGCAGTTGATGCTTTGTTAGCGAGTATGGCCACAGTTTTTTCCGGATGAAACAACGCGTACCAGAGCAAGTAGGCGCATACCGATATGGATTTACCCGATTGTCGACAAGCCAAGATGATATTAAACCTATGCTCATTAAACCTCCCAAACATTTCTTCTTGATAAGGATATAGTTTAAATGGGACTAAACCTTCATCAAGATTAATTACTTTTAAATGTGTTTCAGCAAAATATATGGGATTGTCCATACATTTTTTATATTCCGTAATACTTTCAGCTGTCCACTGCTCGGAAACACCGTCACGCTTTACGTTTGGATTACCTAGATAAGTATCCCGAGTCGGCTGAGTCTGTCGTTGCTGTTCCATTAATTACATCGCCTTTTAGCAAACGTTGAACGTCTGCAGTTGAACCTAAGTAAAAATTATTTTGAGTATTTTCTACTTTAGTTATATCATTCTTTTTTTCAAGTTCTTTTTTGCCTTTATTTAATATCATAAGGCGGTCATTCACATCAGAAATATTTTTAATCATTCCTGATAGAACTTCATAAGCTCTAGGATGCTCAGATTCTCTTGCTACTTCTATCATATTTTCAAGAGCGTCTTTGCCTCTTTCAATTAATTCATAATATGTTTCACGAGAGTAATCATAGTCACGGCTTGCTTTGTCGCTATCACGGAGCGTCGGAGTCTGCATCATAATCTGTCCTTAAAAATCCGAAATCGGAATCACCTAAAATGTTCAATGTTGTTGGGTTAGGTTCAATTTGTATTGTTTTTATTCTTAAATCTGAATCAGCTAATCCTGATCCTACATCAAAAACTTTAGCTCTAACATCACGCACGATTTTAGAATTAGATAAGCCACTGTAAAATCTGACTCTCATTTCAAAATCCATTGTGTATATAATTGTTCTACGAGATGCTAATTCACTTTCAAAATCATCTTGAAAACTGACTCCACCAATTGTAATTGGAATGTCTTCTAATATATCTGGATAATCTGTGAAAGGTTTTAAAGTTATTGAATATTGAGGATTAAATGTTGGTAAAATTTGCTCTACTATTTGCAAAGCATCGTCTTGAGTTTTACAGTAAATATTTAATTGAAAAGTAAGTATATATGGAACACCAGTAAAAAACTTAGCTCTATCGTTAGCCGTGTTACCAAATTTTTGAAATGTATTTGTTTTTGCAATTTGTCTAGCATTGTCGTATGATAACGAAGTTATTTCAAAAGACATACGTGGAAGTTTGATTGCAACTTTAGTATTGTCTCGTAAACTCGGATTCTCGCGGATACGATCAAGATATTTTACTTTTGGAGCATATGCAAGAGGTACTTTTACTTGAGAAGTTGACGCACCAGTCGTTTGATTTTTACGAATGACGTATATATTATTAAACAGTTTGCCAAAAATTGCAACTGCACGTCTAGTCTTTTCGTGATAAAAGTGTCCGCCAAACATTAGCTATTATATATTTTAGTCAAATGATCTTCAAAGGATTCCACCTTTGTTAACCTATCTGGCCAGAGAATATACTCCTTTTCTGGGTTTTTCTTTAAATTATTCAGTAGTGGAATAATTGCATTATATAGTTTATCTATCTTATCTTGAGTTGCAACTGCAGTCGTTTCAACCTCTGCTGCTTTTGCTTGTGTTTTTTGAACTGCTTCGAGTTCGTTTTCGTCTACAGCTGTAAAGCCAAAATCAAAAAAATCATCTGCCATTAGTCATTCCCTGATGGATCACCGAATGGGTTTGACTCACTAAAATCGAGAAAGTCATCACCAAAAGTTCCAAAATCTGTGTTTTGTTCATTTTCAGCAAGTTTATTTAATTCACTAACTGTTTGTAAAGTGTATATGTTAGTAGCTGAATCAACAGTAACTGTGCTGTCTGCTTGAAATAGTTTAAACGTTGCGTCTGAAGATGCAAGATTGATTGCATGCATTGTGCCGTCTGAATCTGAGTATTTAGCAACTTCTGCTGTAACAAGTATGCCACTTTGATTTTGAGTTATAGTTGTTCCAACTTCAATTGGCTTTCTATTAAGAACGTCTGCCCCTTGTATTTTTAACAGATATGTATACCCGTGATCTGCTTCAATGTCTTGAATTTCTTCAATGCCAGTATCAAAGTTTTCACTATTAAAGTCGAACAACTGAGCACGACATTTAAATGTTGGAAGGTTTGCTAATTGGTAAAACGGCTGCTCGTGTTCCACGTGTGTTATTTGAAACATTGATTTAGAAAGTGGTAAATATATCAAATCACCTTCACGTGGACGTTCGCTATTAATAGCGTTATCAGCGCCTATTGTTGCATTCCATCTACGTCTTGATACTACAAAAGTAGCTTCATCTCTTATTTCAACTCCGAATCGAGTGAATAAGTCTCCTTCTCCATCGAAACCTTCGATATTGTCAATATACATTTCTATTTTATAACTTGAATTATATGTCGCAGGTATTTCATCACCAAAAACTCTATCTTCAAATACAGTTTCTCGTGGCAAATAGTATACATCTTGACCATATATTTTTAGAGATTCAATAACGAGATCTTCATAGAGATTCTGTTCTGCTTTTACATTGTCTCTTATATAATAATTGCGAGCCATATTATCATCCTATAAAAAAGTCAGCTGGCATTTCGTGTTCTAATCTAATCCTTTCTCGTAGGTCTGCAATCTCACCTAAAGCGTCGTCATAAATTTGTCTGCCATTAATAATAACTCCACCTGGTAATTGCATACCTTCAAACTTCATTAAGTTCATTCCCCATTGTTGTTTTATTAATGCAGTTGTATATTCTTTTAGCCACATGTCGTTATAAATTGCAGTAAATGAATCTGCTGTGATTGTGCTATAATACTCGTACACCACGTAATCATCAGCTTTAATGTCTAAATCTTCGATGTGTCCGAAAACGTAAAGTCTGTTTTGTTTACGAGCAAAATCAACCATAGAATGACCATTAAGTGTTTGATCCAATAGAGAAAGATATTGCTGAATTTGTTCGTAATACGCGATATCACCGGCAAACTGAGTCATATCAGTAAGCTCTGATAAATGCATTTGATATCTTAAATTAAATAAATTTTTAGATGCGCTGGCACTTGAAATAAATGGAAAAACTCGAGTTACATATTGCACATCTGCAGCAGTAGTAATATACTTATTCGTTATATCAGCGTCGGTTAACTGATGGGATTTATATGCACGATATGTTGCGTCAGAATGATACTCTTGGTAGTACTGTATCGCTTCGTCAACTCTATCTTCAAGCTGATCTTCATCAACGTTAATTTCTAGCACTGGTTCTCCTAATCGACGCTTACAATAATCGATAAGAGTATCTCTAGAGTTAGGGTTAGCCATTAACTACCAGCTCCAATCACTGTTTTCAGAGTTGAACCTGCAGTATTTTTAATTAACAACGTACTTGCACTCGCTAATTCAGATGAAGTAACTGTATTGGCAGCGAGAGATACCGAAATATTAATAGCAGCAGATCCATCAAAGTTAGCAGTACCTGTTGCATCTCCAGAAATTTGAATCGCTCGAGCAGTTGCAAGTGCTGTTGCAGTGTCAGCGTTACCTGTTAGAGCTCCAACAAATCCAGTGGCAGTTATTTTTCCAGTACTTGGATTATAAGTCATATTGCCATCGGCTTCGACGCCAAGGTTACCAGAACCTGCAGCTCCTGCAGCAAAGAGAATCACATTACTTTCATCAGTATTTTCGTTATCGCTAACTGTAACTGTTGTTGCTACAGTCGCAGTACCAGCTGTGCCAGACACATCGCCTGTTACATCACCGGTAAGGTTAGCTATTAAAGCTCCAGTTGCAACTGTCATATTACCAGTTGAAGCACCTGTAGCAGTAGTTGTACCTAATTTAAATTTGTCTTCTGATTCATCCCAAATAAATGCTGCATTATTACCAGTTGAACCACGTTCAAATACAAATCCGAGATCGTTAGCATTCGAACCTGCACCTGTATTTAATTCAATCAAAGGATCGGCGACTAAACTATTTGTTGAATTGACAGTTGTAGTTGTTCCATTAACCGTGAGATTGCCACCAAGAATTACGTTACCTGAAGCATATAAACCAGCAAATGTTACTGAGTCAGTTGTTCCTACAGCTTGACCGATAGAAAGTGTACCGCTGGCAGAATCGATACCTACTCCTGTTCCCGCTTGCATAGTTGACATGACATTAGCTTGTGTTACTCCAGTCAATGTAAATCGACCTGTAGCTGAATCATAATCTAAACTTCCTAATCCGCTACCAGTAGCAACATTCATATGAGCTCGTACTTCAGCTGCACTTGGTCCTGTATATGTAAATTTTCCAGAAGCAGAATCAAAAGCAAAAGAACCATCACCACCTGCA